TTTCGGGGGCCTATTATGGGGACAATATGAATTTACGAATGGAACGGACAACGCATACGGTAACAGTTGATCATGAGGGTGAAACTGGAACATTTGAGGTCGACCCTCGTACTCCGCAAGAGACAGAGGCAATTCTTGACAAACACACCCCGCAACGTAAATGGAAAAATAATCAATGTACTGAAAAAAGCCCTTGTTATTCCGAGATGACGATTGAGAAAGTACAGAAAACAATTAAATCGTGGGATATAAAAGGGCCTGATGGCGAAGAAATTGAATGTACTGACGCAAATAAAGCAACAGCGTGGCTGCTTAATTCTGTCGTTATCAATCAAGTAATGGATAAGGCTGAAATAATTGCTGACGGGATCACGAAAAAAGAAGAGGAAGAGTTAAAAAACTAAAAGACTGGGTTTCTTGGGAGCACTCACCCGGCGCTGACGATTGCGAAGAGTGTAGTGAAACTTATGATGGTGACCCCCCTTGTGATAAGTGCAAGAAGCCCAGAGGTCTTTTATATGCAAATATTTTATCGTACAAATTATGGGGGCTCTGCAATATGCAGAGGGGATACACTGCCCACTTCTCTGGAGCTAATTTAGACCGGCTTAAAACGGCAGATATGATTGCAATCTGCTTTCATGGTAGATATCAAACAGAAACGCTTGATTTTGAAAAAATGCTAATTATTGAAAATATAGTTTATCCAATTATTGAAAAGGCTTTTTCCTCTAAAAATTAGGTTGTCAAGATGGCTGGAATGAAATTTACAATAAGCACCGCCGACGCGCAAAGATCGTCAAAACTATTGCGCCAGGAATTGAAACTTCTGGGTCACTCAGCCGACACCGATGAGAAAGAGTTTAAAAAACTTGAGTCCCGGTTGCATCGTGGCATGGGAGCTGAAAAAGCAAAAGTCGCTGTCGACCACCTTAGATCTTCCCTAAAACTTACCCGAATAGAAACTGCTAGATTACAAGCCAAAACTGGTAACTATTCGGGTGCGCTAAAGACAATGACGGCGCGGACTGATTCGGCGAGAGCCGGACTTTCTAAAATGTATGGTGTGGTTGGTGCTTTGGCCGGTGCTTACGGGGTGCAACTGCTTGCCAAAAAATCATTGGCAGCTTTTTCAGTAATGGATTCTGGGTTGATAGCTGTCCAGAAAACCACGAACATGACTGACAAAGAGCTTAAAATAATGGAAGCCTCAATCAAGAAGATGGCTTCCACCATACCTGTAAGTACAAAACATTTGTTAGATATAGCCGCCGCCGCTGGGCAGATGGGTGTTAAGGGTGTCAAGGACATTACAGCATTTACTAAAACCCTTGGCAAACTTGAGTTGGCAACTGACATAATCGGGGAAGAGGGGGCAAAAAAACTTGCTCGGTTGTTAAACGTGACTGGCGAAGCAATGTCGGAAATTGTTACTTTAGGTTCTGTCTTTGTCGCTCTCGGTAATGATTCAGCCGCGACTGAAGCTGAGATACTCTCTCTTGCAACAGAAATAGGGCAATCCACATCAACTTTCGCAGTAACATCGAAAGAGGCTGCTGGGTTGGCTGCGGCGATGAAATCTCTTGGCGTAAGATCAGAACTTGGTGGTTCAGTAGTCGGGCGGGCAATGCGTTCAATTGAAGACGCTATCAATGCTGGTGGTGCGTCAATGCAACTAATGATGACCACAACGCAAATGACCGAAGAACAATTGCGTAAGACGTTCGATACGAATGCGACTATAGTTTTCCAACGGTGGTTAAGCGGTATAGGCAGGATGGTAAAAGGGTCTGATACTGCTAAGACAGCGCTTAAAAAATTCGGGCTTGGTGGAGAAGAGCTTTTAAAAGTTCTACCTACTATGGCGAATAGAAGTGATATTCTTGCAGAATCTCTAAGGCTTGTCGCTAAGGAAACAAAAAACGCTACTGCTTTGGATATAGAGGCACTCAAAGCCTCAAAAAGTTTTGCCTCTCAAATGAAATTAACTACAAATGTTATTGATCAGATTGCAGGTAAAATAGGGGCAGAATTAGCTCCTGAGATTGTTGGACTTACTACAGATTTCAGAGATTGGGTAGGCGAAAATGATGATTTAATCAAACAAAAAATACCAGAATATATAGGTGGCATCACAACATCAGTTAAATCATTGGTGGGTTTTTTGGACACTATCAATATCGGTAACATGGCTGGCGGTTACATAGGATATAAACTATTTGGGCCGCAAATCGGAATAACATTATTCGCTGCTGCAACACTTAGTGATGCGCTTGAAAAAATGCAAAAAAATATGGGGAAGCCTCTCCTCCCAGGGTTGCCTAAAGCAACTGGGTTTTTAAATCGATTTTCAGAAGCAGTTGTGGGATTTTTCCATTTAGCCAGTGGGGGCAATTGGAGTGCAGAAATAAAAGAAGGAGCTGACGAATTTTCAAATGCGTTTGCTAATGGTCCAGGGTTGATTAACCCGGTTACGGGTGCTCTTGATGAATTAATAGTATCAGCTAAAGAATTAAAACAAGTAATAGCTACAACCCCAATGTCCCCCAAATCGTTTCTATCTGATACGCCGTCAGGTTTATTTTCAGGCGCGGCTGGACCTGATTATGCTAAACAATCATCCGGGGTGTTCTCTGGGTTACCACTCAGCTTGGAATATGGGAATAGTTTAGATGCTATAGTTTATAAGTCGGAAGAAGCCACTAACGCGATTTCAGAAAATTGGACAAATATGAACACTGCAATGGCTGATTCTTTTGAAACTGGCTTATCTAACCTGTTTGTGAATGGTCTTGATGATATGGGCTCTGCAATGAAAGAATTTGGCAATATGATTGTTGAGTCTTTTTCCAGGTCAGTTGCTCAGATGGTTACTGAATGGTTGTTTTTTACGACTTTAACTTCAGGTAAGAAAGTTGCTGGTGGTGTGGTGGGTGCGGGGCTCAGTGCAATTGGCAATATATTCACAACTCCTGTCGCTCATTCGGGCTGGCATGTAGGGAACGAATCTCCTCCAGCAACCCGCGCAGTTGATCCATCTATATTTGATGGTGCGCGACGTTTCCATAATGGTTTGGCTGGTGATGAATTTACAGCTATTTTAAAAAAAGGTGAACACGTAATCCCAGAGGGTGGTGCTGCAGTGCCTGCCATCAGCATTAATATTGTGAATAAAGGGGCTGCCGTTGATGCTGAAGTTTCCGGCCCACGGATGGATATGGGGCAGATGGTTTGGGATATTTTATTAACTGGTCAACGCAAAGGCTCTCCCGCGGCGAGACAATTAGGAATGGCATAAATGGCTTATACTTTCAAATTGCAGGCTACTACTGAATATTTATTAGATCGTGGCCCGAGTCGAAGTGCTTTTTCTGAAGATATTATTGATGATACTGTTGCATCTAAAGCTGACGGTGGCGGGTACGAAATGACCCTTTCGAGGGTAACTCGTGACCTTTATGAATACACCGTTGTCTATGGGGCTTTAACTGATGCTGACAGAACTAAAATAGAAGCTGTTGACACCGCCTGCGGTGGGTCTGAATGGTTTTACTGGACTCACCCAATAAGTGGCGCTGAAAAGACAGTGCGGTTCTCTCAGCGGCCTAATTTTAAGAATCCGTATATAGACAGGTCAAGAATTTCTTTTAAGTTGCGAGATATTTAATGGCTAAAGTTTTTACAAATTCTTTGATTGCTCAGAAGAACAATATGAACAACAGGCAACCGTGGTTGGTAGCTGCTGAAATATCTGTTCCGGGGGGAACTGAGTATATCGTCAATAATAATGAAGCTTTGGAATGGTCAGGACAATCTTATAGCCCGTTTTGGTTTAATTTTGGAACTATTCCAGGAAGATCAACCGGCGAATTGCCAGAAGTTGCCGTAACAGTTTTTAATACTGTTGAAATGGCAGAATATGTTGGCGAAAATGATGGATTGATGGGTTATGGGGTTATTGTCAATCTGATCTATGCGACTAAGTCTGGAAGCGTTTGGTCAATTGCCGAATCATCGACAGATTACCCGTTGCGTCACAGCTTTGTAATTATTGATTGCAGGCCGGAGCGGGACAGAATTTCTTTTGTCCTTGGCACCCCAAATTATTTAAGAAGATCTTGCCCTGCTGGGCTTTATCATAAAGACTGGTGCGACTTTGTTTTTCAAGGCGATTATTGTTGGATGCGAGACTATACGGCTATCGGTATCGCGAATACTTGTAACAATACTTATACTAATTGTAGTGCTCATTACAACGATCAGAGCCGACCAGGGTCAGGTATAGGTTTTGGTGGCCAGCCAAACATCGGGAAAGGATCTTATGTCTATCGGTGATCTCATTGGCAAACCTTACGTCAGAGATTGTTACGACGGGACTGGGTTTGATTGTTGGTCTTTAATCTGGTGGATTTACAAAAATGAAAAAATAAACCTTCAGACACGAAGTGAAGTCGTTTGGTGTGTCAGGGATTTTGCGAAAGAAATCAGAGAAAGGACTAATTCTTGGCAACAAGTACAATATGCAGATAGAAAATGGATGGATGTTTTACTGTTTGCGACGTCAAGGAACATGAATACTCATGTCGGGATGGTGCTTGATAAAAGTAGGTTTATTCACACTCGCCCTGAGACAGGTGTAGTTATTGGGAAGTTCAGCAAAGATATTTTTTCAGCTACGATAAAAAAGGTTTATCGGTATAATGGAAGTAATTAAGGCAGGAGTCACTAGTGATCCGTTTGCTCCTAATTATGGGATCGAACTACGAGAATTTGAGTATCACGAGGGCTGGACGCTGCGCCGATACGTTGTTGCCAATTTTGATCACCCTGAGATGGTGGAGGTTTATGTTAATCTTTTAAAACCAGAATCGCTTGATGTTATTGTGACCCCTGACGATGGTTTGCTTATTGTTAGCGATCTTGGGTATGGCGTCGATGTTGCAGCGGTGTTAGGATATATTGCTACCACGATTAAGGGCGCTTTAGTTGCAGTTGGGGTAAGTGGGACAGTTGCAGGAGCAGTAGGTTGGGCGGTAGCTATTGGGGTGTATGCCGGTGGGATGCTGTTAGTTAATTCTTTGTTAGCTCCTGATAAACCAAATATAGGCCATGCATCTGGGGCGGACACATCCAAGGCTCATCAGTGGGGCGCGATAACAAACTCAGCACAGGAAATGATAACTAAACCTGTTGGCCTGGGAACATTTTCTGTGAGAGGTAATTTAGTTGCCAGCCGGACTGAAAGTTTCAATGTCGAAAAAGCTGGGTATTCAATCCAAGAAACGCTCTATCTCCTTTATTCTTGCGTGAACAATAAGATTGCTACTTTAAACTCGGTAACTATTAACGGAATGGATGCATCAACTTTTGCTGATGACGACATCTCTATTTTTTATACCGACGGGTCAAATGCTCAAGCCGCGCTGACTACTGATTCAACGTCATTTCTTACCGCTGATCCAATTGCTCCGGCCAGTTCGGGCCCGCTATTCCCTGCGCTATCAGTCGAGACTCTTTTGAACACTGAACTTGTAGCCCCTGACCATATTGTAGATTATGTTGAAAGTGGGTCTGTTTTCGTCGGATACTCGCATCAAGAAAATCCTGATCATCCATTATTGACAGCAAGTTTAAGGGTGGCCGTAGTAAAAACTGATAGCACCATCTATGCCTACTATAAAACTGATAGTGGAGTTGCAGTTGGCGATTTTACGGGTTTCACAACTCCTTGCTATGTTGCATTAACTGTTACCGATTTAGGTAATTACCTGACAACAACTGAGTGGATATTGGTCAGCAATATTGTAGACGGCGGGGTGACTGGTGATTATCAATATCTAACTTTAACAGTAAGCGGAACAAGAGAACTGCCGCAAGCCTGGAGTATCGCCGATTTAGTTTATTTCTCTCCGGCAATATCAAGAAGCGAAAAAACATATACAGTAACGTTGAGCGGAACTGATGTTTGGGATCAGTATCATTATTTAGCAGATGCTTCATGGACGGCTTATACTTCTACTTTAAGTGCAATTGAAGATTTAGAGATGCAATTTGTTTTGCCTAGAGGTCTTTATCTTGCCTACGGTGGATCGCATTCTGGCCATGCCGCGGGGGCTAAATTACCACGCTGGGAGACTTACGCATTTCATGTCTTGCAACTTGACGCTTCGACCAGTGAGGTAGAAAAAGATATACTTTTTACGCCTCCTGATGATGGTAGCTCGTTAAGCATTATTGCAGCGTATAAAACAGCTTCACCTGGAATGCCAAGAGCCTTTATGACTTATGGCTCTTACAGCCACGCTCATACATTTAGTATTAAAGCAACTGATATAGTCGCTGCTTATGCTGATTTCCCCGCATTATTTACAACTCCTTCCGGAACTCAACTTGCGCTTGATGGTGATGGCTATCTGCCGACTGGTCATAAATATCAGATAAAACTAAGGATTCACGGACATGGGGCTGAGGGTCGCAAAGGTGGCATGTTTTATTCAACCATCGGGCCCAATGACCCCGGTGGTTCAACTGATAATTACGAGACCAGATTATATCGAATTAAAGAACTTGATTACGGTGAGGTCTTACGCTACCCAAATCAGGCACTGCTCGCGATAGTAATGAACTCCACTCCTGTGTCAGGTGGTCAGATGCCTGTCGTTGTAGCCAACTATGATTATACTGTTAATTATTGGGATGGTACCGACTGGACCGAAGGTCATACTAAAAACCCGGCCCAGCTTGCAACTGGGTTCTGTTATAGTTCTTTGTGGGGTGCCGGTATTGGTGGAGCTTCGGACTCTGAAGATGAAGACGTCGTGACGGCAAAACAAGTGGCTATCGCGGAAGCAGTTGACCTTGTAAAATTCGCGGCCTTTGCTGTTTTCTGTGCTGACACTGCAGTAACAACCGATGATCTTGCAGGTGAGCCGAATTATATTTACAATGGTCTTCTTGATTCTCAGAGGCCTTTTTGGGATGTCCTGACGGAAGTTTGCGCGGTTGCCAATGGGAGACCTTATTTCGACGGCCCCAAGATTAGTGTTTACTGGGAAGAAGACCAGACAACGGTTATCCAGGTATTCAACAGCGCGACCATGAAAGAGGGGTCATTTTCTGAGTCTTATGTCAACACTGTTGATTCAGCCGAGGCCATTAATGGCTCGTTTATCGATGAAGACACAGACGAGAAAACAGCAATTACATGGATTCATCCTTCAGGGGATCCACTTAAAACTGTTTCTGTTGAGCTTTCTGGTGTCACTAATCGCCACCGGGCGTTAAGGGCTATCCAGTATAAATTAAATAAAACAGACACAATTAAGAAATCTTGTAAATTTGAGACCTGGACTTCAGCTTTAAATTGTGGAGTTGGCGACCTTATAGTAGTCGAGAACGAGTTTGTCCGGTGGGGCACTGAAGATGCCGGTGGGTTTGTTACAGCCGTTGATTCTGTAAATAAAAAAGTAACTCTTGATAGATTGTTTACTGAGCCGACCGGCACTAAGTTTCTAATGCTCAGGGCCAGAGCTACGGATACAATCGCAACATGGACTGTCGCCAGCTGGGATAATACCGGAACCACAACTATTCTTACCCTCACGGCTGATACCGGGCTTTCATCTCATGCGGCCAAAGATTCATTTATCTTTGGCGTTGGCGTTGATGCTTTTGGTCAATACATTGCCTCAACTGTAGATGTCCATGGTGATTTTTCGGTATCGATTGAAGCATTGCAATATATCGAGCAGTCATCTCTTGACAGTGGTATGTTTACAATTACAGCGGCCAGTGTGCCGGGTATCACCAAAGAAAACTTTTGCCCAAGAAACATCACTCTGACGGCTGATCTTGCTGAAACTGAAGTTGAGATTGCATGGTTGCCGCCTTTGGCTGTCGGGGCCGTGGGTACTGGGTCTGGATACTTAACGGATTATGGTTCAGAGTACGCAATCGGCACAAACGCACTCCACATTGATACTGGAACAGGGACAATCCTTGTCGGTGATAAGATTACTTTTGCGGGGGATCTTAATGAGTATACTATCACCACTGGGTTTGCAGGCGATGGTGATGCAGACATAGTTATTGCTGGGTCGGGGCTAATACAGACGCTGGCTAACAATGTGGCCATGGCTATCAGTAGTAATGAAGACATGGAAAGTATCGGTGTTCTAAAGTACCAAGTGTGGCGTCGGCGGGGCTCTTCGGGTTCGTTTGAACTCGTCACAGAAACAGAGGCATCTCCTTACACTGACAAAGGACTTTCGCCGGGGTCACATTACTTTTATAAGGTTCTATCGGTTTTTGATTATAACGGATCTCCTGCGGTCATCCCTCTCTCATGGTGCAGCAATTTTACTGGTTCTGGCAATGCCGACGTCGATTCTGGAGTAGATTTTTCATGGTCGGTTTATGAATACTTGCCTCTCCCGGCGTTGAGCACCCATGCTGATCATTCGGATGGGTACCTGGTCACAGAAAATGCCGTGAATGATACCCTGTGCGATATTACAGTATTTTTAACTGATCCTGATAATTGGCGTTATCGAGATTCGTCTGAGGGATATTCTTTCTGGGTTAGAACGAACGACTCAGATGATGTTTTAACTTGGTTCGGGCCAACGGGAATTACTTTAGGAGCTGATTGTCTTGCTGGGGCATCAACGATAACAGTCTCGTCGGTGTCTGGGTTAACGATTCCAGGGTTAATAGTTATTGACGACAAAGATCTGGTTTATGTTCACTCAGCTGTGACCACTACCTTGACTCTTGGCCATCCGTCTTATTTTGATGCTGACGATTTGACAAGAAAATTTACAATTGGCGTTGCTCATTCTTCGGGGGTTTCTGTTTACAACGCGCATAAAGGATTTTTCCCGGTCAGGTATTTTGGCTTTGAAGAAGAAGTCGAAGTTATTACTGATGCCAGACAATTAACTTGTGACAGTATTTACAGATTTAACATTGCAACCGACGCGATAGTCGGAAGCTCCAGTTTTGCGGGCATGGTGCAAGTAGGGATTGATAAGTTCAGGCCAGTTTACAGCAAAGATAATATTGTAGGGAAAATTGAGCTGGTTACATCTGACAGTTTTGTATCTGCTGGGTTGTTAGTGCCACCTTCTGGAGATTTTACAATTAACTTAGCTTATCAGGATATTTCGGGCAGACCGAACGGAGTCTATACGGCGGTGTGGGCTCCAACGATAGAATGGGCCGGAGAGATAAAAAGAGATAAAAATGGCGATCTTTATTTTACCATCCAGGGTCTTCCTCAGATTTCAAACTGCTGGTTTGCGATTAACCGCATTGTCTGGGATGCTCCTGTAGGGTTTGACACTTATGGCTGGACATCACACATAAAACCTATGGGGATTTAAATGGCTATTGACTTATCATCACCGACAAGCACTCCTATAAAAGAGTCTTCATTTAACCCGATTGTTCCCGAATCTCCTGCCGATAGAGTTGGGAAAATCGTGACAATTACGAAACCTGCTGACGATTGGCATCATGCTGGAACAATCGATTTCACTAAAGCGGGACTTTTGGGTTATGATGGTTGCGGGATTAATACATATGGAGTGTACGGTGTCAACGAAGGGATTCCTAAATTTCTGTTAGCTTCCAAAGGATTCGATCAGCCGGAGTCCTGGGGGCTTGTTCAGAATGGGGAATTAAGGATTGCCGAAGATGCCACAACTGCTGGTATTGCGGATACCACAAAGACTTCTCTGGTATTTAATCCGATAGCTGGGACGATGTTGCTGAACAATGCCAGCTTGATCTTTCGCGATTCGACTCATTTTGTCGGTATCAATGCAACTGGCATCAGTGGGGGAATAAATAGCGGGGTGTTTACTTTTCATCTTAGTAATATGGACGGCAACCCTGACTTAATTACGCCGTGGATTGACCCTGTATCTAAAGGGGAGTTAAGGATCGGTAAGGATGTAAGAGCTGTAGCAACAACCAATTTACGTTTTCTTCCTGGTACTGGACTCTTACTAGATGGACTCATGCTTATTGAGGAGGGGGGTGGTCTTTGG